TAGCTCCAGGAGCACTTGAGAATGACTCGTAACATCCTGGACTTCCATCACAAGAAATTAGGAAATAAAATAACGGTGCGCTAGGAGTAGGTGTAACTGGCACTGGACTAGGACTAGGACCAGGTGTTGGAATAGGCCCAGGCGTTGGACTAGGACTAGGACCAGGTGTTGGACTAGGACCAGGTGTTGGAATAGGTACAGGCACAGGACTAGGTGTTGGACTAGGACTAGGACTAGGACCAGGTGTTGGGCTAGGACTAGGACCAGGTGTTGGGCTAGGTACAGGACTAGGACTAGGACCAGGTGTTGGGCTTGGCCCTGGTGTTGGGCTTGGAGTTGGACTAGGAGTCGGAATAGGACTAGGAGTCGGAATAGGACTAGGACTAGGACCAGGTGTTGGTGTTACAATATCTCTGTAATCCCAAATTAAATATAAATTATTTTCTCCTGTTGACGGCATAGTAAAGTCTGCTGAATAAATAGTTGGAGCACCTGTTGTGTCAATAGGTGTAGCTGTCGTTGCTGCAGCCAATAAACTAGTAATGTCAGTTACACTGTTGGCGTAAGTTGTATTACTTCTCAAATATCTAAAGTTGTTTAATGAAGCGTCAAATACAAAGTCATCAAAGTTAATTTTGTTAGAATACATTGTTACAGTAGATCCGTCTGGTGGTATTGCTAAACCTTGACCTCCTGATATTAACGTGTATTGAGAAACAATGAACGTGGTTGTTCCTGTCCCGAATAATACTAAGTCGGATTGAACCGTAGATGTCGTACTTCCGTCTGTCCAGTTAAATTCATTGTGTATATATTTACCTGCATCAGTAGGTTCAGTAACACAAACACTGTATAAATTAATAGTTGTAGCAACAGGACAACTCATTGTAATTTGAATGGTGTCATTTTCTGTTGAGTCCGTGCTAACAATAACTGTTGCTTGCTGAGCAGATGTAGAATTTTTTGGAAAAGTAAACGAACCGTCTTGAAATACTGAACCAGAAGTATAAGTATTTCCGTCGTAAATTACTTGAATAGTATAATTTACCAGAGAACCAGCAGAAGTTTCTGTTATTAATTGGTTGCCCGCTTCATCTGTCATTAATACACTTGTTTCAGAGATTATGTCTTGCTCTCCTTCATTGGGTATAACATAACTTACTGTTACTGTTCCAACTTCTTGTGTTACATCAACACAATATGTAAAGTCTTGTGATGCTTTTACAGTTATGTCTTTGCTTACACCACACGCTAAACATAGAGGAACTTCAGGTTTTAGAATAGTATTAGATGTTAATACATACTCGTTCATATACGGGTCATATCCACCTAATTTTTGCGTAGTAAATGCGCTTGTAAATAAATCTCTAAACCAGCTTCTCATACCACTTTCTGATATAACTACAAGCTGTTCGTTTTGAGCAGAGCTTCCAATTAGTTGGATTACTGCATTTCTTTTAGAGTCTGTAAAATATTTGTTTTCTCCGTATGCTACAAAACTTTCTGGGTTATTACTAATACCATAGTTTTCAATACGAGCTATTTGGTTTCCTAGTATTTCTGGAACTGAAGCTACTAAACCACCGCCTGTAGAATCAGAAATTAAATTTTTAGAAGCTAATACGTATGATATTTTATCTTCTTGTAATGTAAGAATATCTGTTCTTCTTCCAAATAATATTTCAATATCACCATAAGTTTCTTCTAATGGTTTAAAGTTTGCTAATCCTAAATTAAATTCATTAAGTTTATTAACATTTGTTTCGTCATTAAACACACCACTATAAGTTAAATCAGCAAATCTATGCGCTGCTTTGTACTCAACATTAGAGGTGGTGTAAACTCTGTTTCCTAAGTTAAAAGACTTCCCGGTTATAGAGTCTCTTATCTTATAACTTTCTACACCATTACCAAATGCATAACAATTAAAAAAACCTGTATTTACAACACCTGGAGTTCCGGCGTTTATGTTTTGATTTGTTACATTACCGCTGTGGTTTCCAACATTATCTATAGAAAAAGATAAATCATTTTCGTACCACACGTCTGGTAAAGAGCCTTGTGGCTCAGTTTCAAACACAATAACAGAATCTCTTCTATATACAGTAAAAGAAACTCTTACTGTTGAATCCGCTGCCGAACTACCTCCACAACATCTTGTACCGCTTACTAATAAATAGTAATTATTATTACCACTGTCTTGATAAAATCTATAATAATTAGTTGTTAATGGGTCAGTGGCAGTGCTTCCCATTAGACCCGCTGCTTGTAATTGTGTTTTGGTTAAATTACCTCCTGAAGATGGAGCTCCTGACTGTGACCCTTCTACTGTGTTAATAAAAACATTTTGTACAGCATCAGATCCTGTTGACGGATCTGTAATAGAATTATTTTCTATAGAGTTGGCAATGTTTGATTGAGTAAACCACTGATACATGTCTGTATAAGTATCACTAGCTATAAAGCTTTGTTCAAAAAAGTTAGTTCTTCTTTCACATTGAGTACCTCTTCCCTCTCTTGTTTGTTCAATCTTCATTACAATTCTTGACCCTGCAGGTACATTATAATTACCACCAGTTAAAAAGAAAGGATAAGATAATACAGGATATCTATCACCTTGGCCTGCAGTTTCAGGGTTGACTTTTATATCTACAATATCATCATCATCTTCAAGAGCTGAAAAGTCAGTAGCATTCATTTTCATATACGTACCCCCGGGAGGAACACTTGAACTAGTAGGGGTTATAAATCCTTTATCTTGTGTTGCTTTCTCTAAAACAGTAGCATATACACATGACTGCATTGGGCCAGCTGAATCTCTTTTAACAATTAATCTATCTCCCTCTTCTACTTTTTTTGTATTTTCTCCTTCTAATAATAAGTAAGCATTATTAGAGTTAGGGTCTTCAAAAAATATACTACTATATATAGTATTATAAGTATCTCTATCTGGTTTTATACAAAACTTATACCTTGTTGCCCAACTTGGCGCTCTTTGACTAATTGGAATATTTACTTTTATTTCATTTTTAGTTGTAGATGCAGAACACGGAATATTAATAGTATTGTTTTGACTTACTAATGCAGTAGATGATCTATTAAAATCATCCATATAGATAATACCTACTTCGTACCCCCTGTTACTATGCAAACTTTCTGTGTTTGCTCTTTCCTGAATAGTAGCTGTTGCTGAAGTTAAATTAAAATATTGAATTATTAAATTACTTCCGCCATCTTCTAAAAATTGAGCAGCTGGAATCTGTAATCTTATTAAGTTATTCCCTACTGGTGCTGAACCAAAAATAGGTTCACCTTTATTAGGGGGAACAGCAGTAAAATTAGAAATACCTGTTTGATATAAATTGTATTGAGGAGCAGTGCTTCCCAAAAATCCATCTATAGCTGCATTAAATTTATCTGTCAGTGTTACACCTGTGCCAGCCTGAGCATTTGCAACGGTTTGAATTGATGCGTCAGTTAATCCAAACTTAGCTTGAAAATCTGTGCTAGAAAATAAATCATTAACAGGTGTAGCAGATTGAGAAAAATCTTGTTGTAAAATGTAGCTAAAAGAAATATTTGTTGAGCCTTGGCTTTCGTCTGGAGTTGATGAACCAAACCAAGAATTAAACGTAAAAGTAAAATCTATATTAATTTCAGCACCCTTTTTTAGTTTGTCAGTGTTGTTTGCAAAACTTAATTCTAAAGTATTATTTGTAATAGTCGTGGTATTACCAAAAGCTTGATATTGAAAACTTGTAAAAGAAGTTGCTAAAGAAGTTTCGCCTATAGAATTATTTTCAAGTTCTGTGTTATAAGTTAATTCTAAAGGTGAATTAAATATATCAGTTAAATCATATCCTTCTACATAGTTTCCGTAAATAAGTCTATTGCCCATTAAAGTTTGAGCTTTTGCTTTTATAGGAACATTATCATATAATCTTAATATTTCTGATTCAGGTAATACTGTAAAGATTTTACTATTTGTAAAAGTAAAAGTGTAATCTGTGTTATTAGCTAGATTATTATTTAACTTATTAATTCTTTCTATAATCTTAATAGTAGGGTCGTTAGCTTCTTTGAATAATAAATCAACTCCAACTACCAATGAGCTCCCAGAGTTATAAGTAATGATAGCTCCATTATAATCATTTTCCATACCTTCATTTAAAAAACTATCAGCAGAAAATTCATACGCCCCTGGTATAAAAGCAGGTTCGCTAAACTGAGAAACAGCTGAGTATTCTCCATTAGAGTATTTATACCTATATGCAAAACAAATAAAATTATCTTCCATAAAAGCATCTTCTACGCCTGTTTTAATTAATTCAACAGGAGGAGATTGAGAAGGAGGTTTTTTAACTACTAGTAATTCCTCTGAAGTTATTTGATCTATGTTTACAGCAGGGTTGGAGTAGTTAGAATTAACATTAACTACTCTTGGAGGGTTTAAATTGTCGGTAAAAAACAATAAATCTCCGATTTTATTTATACCTGTTATTAAATATTTTGGGTCAAAATTTAAAGTAGTATTAACATTTGTTCCGTTATCAATACTAATTACGTGATATAAAAGAGAACCTGTGTTAACATTAAAAGATACAACTAAATCTAGTTTACCCGTAGCGCCTACAGTAAAAGAAGGGTCATGAACAAACCAATATATAGTTTCATTAGCACCATCATCAAATGCTCCTATACATCGAGCTGAAGAACTTAAGGACGTTCCATCCGTATATTGAAGTGTTGTTATTTGAGTGTTACCCTTAGAATTTTCTGCCGCACCAATTTCTGTTTCTTCAGTTGAACCTAATCTTACGTTCAAAGCGTCTACATACTCACCATTAGGAATAAGCCTTTCGTCAAGGCTTTTATTCATTCGGCCTGCGATAAAATTTCTTTGGATTTTTGCCATTTTATTTTAGCCACTTATTTTCACCCCTTAAATTCATAAGCAATCTACTAGGGTGAATGTTACTCAATCTAATTTTTGCATTTCTTAATAATGCTTGTTTATTTCTTTTAGCTCTATTAATAATATATTCTTGTACCCCAAATTTACTATTTAATATCGCATATTGAATATATGCATATATATAATCTTCAAATAATTTATTGACTTGTATAGTAGAGTTATTGCCATCTTCCATACCGTCAGATATATACTGTAAAACACACTGCTGATTCGCCATAGTTGAATCAAAATTTATAACACCTGCTCTTTTATCAATAGTAAACGTAGGATTAATGTTTGCTGTTTCAGTATTTAAACCATATCTAGCTCCTATTCTTGAATTATATATATCTCCTTCACAATCCACACAATTTACATTAACATCATTTTCATTATTTTGATTTAAATAAATACTGTTTAAAGCTCCGCTTTTTCTAGTTGTGTCTAAGTCTGATTCTTCGGTATTAACATTATTCCCTGTATCATAAGTAAAAGATGCAGAACCTGTTTGAATATAAGAAGTAGCAGATTGTACTTGAATATTTTCAGTTAACTGTAATAGGGTATTGTTTTTAAATAAGTAAAGCTTTACCCAATTTACATAATCTGAAGGCAGTACAAACCTAAGATCATCATAAACTGTTAATTCTAACGCTTTTATTTCTTTAAAAGCATCGTAGTTTAATTCTTGTATTGCTCTTTTTGCGTGAAATAATATTTTATATCTATTTTCATTATTAACCAACGAATGATTTCCTTCATACATTAATTCAAAATTTGTCATTATGTCAGCTAAACTTACATATTGATATGACCCCCAATTAGCATCTGTTGGAGATACTCCATCGTTTGTGTAATATTTTTTTTGATTTAAATAACTCATAATTATGTATTAGTTTGATTTTGTTGTTGCTCTTCTATTTGCCCAAACTGAAATACATCAGCCTCTCTTATTGATATTCCAGCGTATTGTAATATTCTAGCTACTAAATTATTTGAGTCATCAATTGGCAGCTCAAAGTCTTGATAATCATTTTGCGTCTGGTCAAACAATGGCTCACCGTTAAACAAAGTAACATAAGTCCATTTAGGATCTAAAGGATATCGTATGTATACTGCCTGTATATCTAAAGCTCCACTAAAACTTGAAGGATACACAGTAATAGAATCTCCTTGTTGAGTATACGCAGGATATGATGTAGAAGGTGCAGTTAATATTGAATTAGTTAATAATTTAATTTTATTATTACTTACCTTTTCTGCTTCTCCCTGATAGACACCACCATTAAAACAATTAATATTATTTAATAAATAATAATCATTACCTGTTGTTGTTGTTGAAGGTAGATAGTAAACATTTCCTGCATTTTGTGTTAAAGTTGCTGTGATTGAAAACGTATCTATCACTTCTTCGTAACCTAGTTTAATATCAGCATAACCTGTTCCTGAAACCCTTGCATTCTCCTCGTTAATCTGCTGATTATAATTAATAAAATATTCATCAAACAAATCTAACTGAGCTTGTTTAGCAAATAAGTTAAAATCACTCGGAGATATATATCCATAGTTATTTTTATTGATAATAGCAAGTACAGTATTTCTTACAGAGTTTATCATTTTAAAATCTTTTTACAAAGATACATAAAATAAAAAAGCACCCTGATTTGGGTGCTTTCTTGTCGATAGTAAAGGAAGGATTATATTATTAGTTCCAAGCTA